CCAATAAGTAGAGAAATTTTTAGAAAAGCATGTGACTACATGGGAATAGAAAGAGATTAAAATGACACAAAAATTAAACCCTTGGATATATAACGCAGAAGTTAAAAAAGTAGTTGATGGTGATACCTTTGATATTGTAATTGACCTTGGTTTTGATACTCTCAAAAAAGGAAGAGTTCGTCTTTATGGAGTAAACACTCCAGAGAGTCGCACCTCTAATTTGGAAGAAAAAAAAATGGGTCTTGCAGCAAAAGAGTTTACAGATCAATGGTTGACATCCTCTAATCATAAGGTTAAGATAGAAACAATCATTGATAAGAATGAAAAGTATGGCAGAGTATTGGCTAAAGTTTGGAACGATGCCGGAGCCTGCCTTAACGATGATATAATTGCATCAGGTCTTGCTAGAGAGTACTTTGGCGTTGGCGATAAAACATTTCAGGAATTTAAGAAAGATAAATAAATGCAAACCTTCTTGCCATATCCAGATATTACTGAGTCTGTAAAAGTTTTAGACTATCGTCGGTTAGGAAAACAACGCGTTGAGACTTTTCAGGTACTAAACATTTTGCTTGATAGAACGCCAACAAAAGGATGGAGAAACCATCCCGTTACACGCATGTGGACCGGATATGAAGAGGCACTAAAGCTTTATCAGAACTACACTATAATGGAGTGGATAAGTAGAGGGTATAAAAATAATATGAAGTTTGAAGTAATAGATCATAAAAATATTATTTACCCAACTTGGTTTGGCAACGAAGAATTTCATAGATCGCATAGATCGAATTTACTAAGAAAAGACTATGAGTACTATTCTCAGTTTTTTGAAGAACCATCTGATTTAGAATACGTTTGGCCAGCATGAGTATTACCGTATACCTAGCAGGTGCTATGGATTATGTTGGAGACTACGCTAAGGGTTGGAGACAAGAAGCTACATTCATGTTGTCTCAACGTGGTTACAAGGTGTTAGATCCAACTTCTATTCCTGAGGATTACAGCATATCTGCAAATGAGATTGCAGAAAAAAATCTCTTTATGCAGAAGAAATCAGATTTACTTCTGGTAGAATACATGTTAGAAAACAGAGCTTATATAGGAACAGATTTTGAAATGGCTTGGGCCAAAATGAATACTCAACCAACAATAGTTATGTGTTCTAATCAAAATAAAGATCGTCCATATATGAAATATATGGCCACAAAGCTTGCAGACAATCTGCAGGATGCTATAGAATATATAGCAGTACATTATCCAACAAAATAATAAAAGGAAAACAAAATGTCAGAAAATAAGTTCAAGTACTTTGCTGTTACTACAACCACTTTGGTTAAGGCAAACAACAAGGCTGATGCACAGAAGGTAGCCATGGGTCGTCGCAACACAGATGGCGAGCTTTTGTTCAAGTCAACCGACATTGAGCGTATTTCATCCATCGAAGCTCATGAGCAAATCGCAGAGCTCACAGCCTAATAGCTGATAGTAATTATTATCTTCCTGGGGGGGCCGCTTATAGTGGTCTCCCCAGTTTGATTGAAAAGGTATTTATGATAATTGCACAAATGGTCGGCAAAAATGAATCTTCCAGATTTTTGGAAGACGTTTTGTCTAGACTATCCAAACAAGTAGACAAAATTGTCTTTACAGATGACTGTTCTGAAGACAATACAGCAGAGATAGCTGGAAAGTACGCAGAAGTATTCTCCACTAAAGAAACAATGTTCACAAAACATGAGGGACATTTAAGATCTATTGCATGGTCACACTTAGAAAAGATTGCAAAACCAAATGATTGGATTGTAGCTATTGACTGTGACGAAATGCTTTACCATGAAGACGGAGTACAGCTTAGTGACGTTCTTAGACAGTCAGCTTATGATGTAGTCAACGTTCGCTTCTACCACATGTGGAACGAACAGCAGTATAGAGTAGATAAATTATGGGCACCAAATAATAGTTCAAGAATTTTTAGATTTCAATCTGGTGGAACTTTCTTTGATAGAAAACTTGCTTGCGGATCTGAACCAACCTATGTTGTAGATTTAATTAGAAGAAGAAACTATTGGACTCATTCTGGATTAATGATGAAGCATCTGGGATATATAAAAGATGAAGACAAAGTAGCCAAGCACGAGAGATACATGTCTCTTGATAAAGGTGAGTTCCATAATATAAAGCATATTGAATCTATCGTTGACCCTAATCCCGTACTAATGAATTGGAATATTAATGAAAACTTATAATACAAAACAAACAATAATTAAAGTAACAGAGATGCTAGAAAAGAAAAAGCGTTTTGCATTTGTTACATACACAAGATCAGCATTCTTTTCTGTCCTAGGAGACATCAAGGGAGACAAGAAGCCACCTAAGCACTTTGTTCAGGCAACATTAAGAAGCTTAACTCTTAGCGACAATAACTACATTTCAGCTACTCAACCAGATTTTATTGAATCGCATGGTCATAAGTTTGGTAAGTTAGGAATTGCGGATAAAGCTTTTTATGACGCTGGATTTTTAGAAACATATATTAATGAAAAGTATGACATCTTTAAGACCTTTATGGGATATTATTTCAAGCACAATAAAGTTTTAGTTGTGTCTTTTCAACATAAATCAAATATTGGAAAGTTTTTTTCAAAGGACTCAGCATTTATTAATGTTCCATATAATGATTTTTATGATAAGCTAGATTCTGTAGTAGCACAGATTACAGAATTTGAAGGCGAATACGACACTGTTGTGTTAGACTGTCCAATGTTTGGTGCAGCATTAGCTCCAAAGATTTGGGAGAGCACAAAGATGTCCATCTTAGACATGGGCAAGACTCTAACGGTAGCAAGAGCAGCTGATAGAAATCGATAGGTAATAAGTTGAAAAAGTGGGAACATAATCAAGATGACGATGAGTTTCTCACAGACCTTTTGTTTGAAAGCACTTTGTCTTTAACCGACATAGCCAAAGAGCTCGATGTTAATGTCAATCAATTAAACAAAAGAATAAATCAACTAGGTCTTTCTTGGATAAAGGAAAGACACAAGAAAATGTCCAGAGGTCAGACAGCTCTAACTCTAGTCATGAAAAAACTTCTTCCTGGTGAAATTATAATAAATGAACACCATTTAGGAGATAGACTAAAGTTAGATGTCTACTGCCCAAAGTATAAATTAGCTGCTGAGTACCATGGTAGGCAACACTTCTATTACACTCAGAGATTCTTTGAATCTAAATATGATTTTGAAGAAGCACAAAAAAGAGATCAAAAAAAGATAGACAAGTGTAAAGAGCTTGGAATAGCGTTGGTTGTTTTTAGATACAACGATAAACTAACAGAGCAATCTGTCTATGATAGAATGATAGAAGTCATCAGAAATGCTGATCCAGTTGAATCAGCTCCAGTAAAAAAACGTAGTGCCAAAGATAATCCAGCTTACATTCTCGCCAAGCAACGCAACGCAGAGATGAAGAAAGCTTATTATAAAAAAATGAAAGACAAAAAGAAAAATGATTCATGATGATAACGCAGAAGAAGTTGTCAAAGAATTTCCTGTTGAGTATCAGATATTTGCTCTGAGCCTTAGACAAGAGGGTGCAGTAGAGTATTTTGATACTAATCTTCCAGAAGATATTGTTGGAACAATACATGGTCAGACAGGAATAAATGAGTTTTATAGAGCAATAATTGGCTACCATCATGCTACTAAGCTTAATGTTGTAGACCCTGTTGCCTTTAAAGTCTGGCTTGAATCAGAAACAGATATTTATTCTGCATTGGGTGGAACTTCCGGTGTCGACACCATGATGGAAATTCTAATGTCTATCAATCTATCTACACCAGATTCTATCACAAAGATTGTAAAGCATAAAGCTAACAAGAGAAAGCAGCTCGATTATTTACAAGAGCTACAAATACTAATTACACAAAAGGGCGAGAAGACACCAAAAGATCTTGCAAGAATAGCTCAAATTACTTCTGAGATTAAAGACCTAGAAGGAGAGCTAAACTACAATCCTTTAGACAGTGTTAGTACAGCAAATGATATATCCAAAAGAGCTGAAGACCTTTTAGAAATTCCAAACTTTCTTCCTACACAATATAAGTCATTAAACAGAGCAATGGGATATACCGATGATGGAGGATTCTTTAAGGGAGCGGTCCATGCTATCATTGCCCCATCAGGAAAAGGAAAAAGCACATTTGCTAAATGCCTAGTTAATAACTGGGCAGACCAGGGATATAGGGTTCTCTTTGTTAATTTTGAAGAAGCCATATCTCATTGGGAGAGAGTCTTAATGACTCAGATAATTGGAAAGAATGTCTACAAAGAATCTATAAATTGGACACCAGAACAAAAAGAATATAACCTAAAAATATTTAAAGATAAACTTGAAGAGTGGGGAGATCGTTTTATGGTTAGACACGATCCAGAGACTCCTTACTTTGAGGATCTAGAAAGATGGTTGAGAGACATTACTGGAAACAATGAAAGACTTCCAGACGTTGTTGTAATCGACACGATCCAATCTATGTTTACCAGAGGAGGAAAGGGCAAGCCTCGATGGGGAGAATTTGAGGAGATGATGGTTCGTCTAGAGAAACTTGCTAGAGACATGAATTGCGTTCTCATCATTACTGCTCAGGAAAACTCTAATAGAATGAAAGAAAAAAGAGAAGTAGTTCAACAATCAGATACTGGTGGATCCCTTGCTATCCAGCAGAAGTGTGCTGTAACAATATTTATTACTGAAAAGAAGTTAATGTCTGGAGATGATTCAGAAGATGACAATATCATGCAGCTGCAGATACCTAAAAATAGAATTACTGGTTCAACATTTGTGTACGATTCTCCTCTTGTTAGATATGTTGATGAGAAAAAAACCTACGAAGAGTACGAAGCTATTACGGAAAAAGACTATAATAGAGATGTCGACTTTGATGTTGACGATCTAGTAGAAAAGATGAAAGTTATATAATATGGACAAGATAACCGTTAAGCAGTTAAAAGATTTTCAAATTTGTGGCAGACTGTATGACTATAGACATAACGAAAAGCTTTCAGAAAAAATAGGGAGTAGAGAAATATACTCTCAAAGATTTGAGAACACATTAAAAAGTGTAGTTAACTTTTATTTTTACAAAAAGCAGTCTGGATCAGCACCATCATATTCTTCACTATTAAATAGGTGGGAGAAGTTATGGTACCCCAAGGATACAACAGCCTATGACATAACACATGAGCAGCACGAAAGCCTGTACGGCAATAACGCAAGCCTTACAAGCAAAGCAGCTGCAGCTCTTTTAGGAATATCTGAAAACTTTTCTGATAGCTCAATTATTCCAATTGCCATAGAAGAAGATTTTTTTATTCCAATTAACGACTCAATAGCAATCCACGATAAATTTGACTTGATCTATTACAAGGATGGAAAGATATATGTTATTAAATGGGTTTTTAACATTAAGTTTAAAAAAGAATATCTTTATACTCATGATTTTGCTATCTTAAATATGGGGTACTGGAGTAAGTATGGCTTAAAGATTAAGACAACTGATTTTGGATATTATGATCTATTAAATCCTAAACCCAATTTTACTCAATTTGAAATTAAAAAAGAAGATGTAGAAACCGTAAAAGCCTGGTGTGATTCTATGGCAACTGAAAAACTTTTTCTTCCCAAAAGAGGAATGATTTCGTATTGCAATTCTTGTCCTTTTGATTCCCCTTGTTCAAAATGGAACATTAACATGAAGAAAGAAAGTCAGAATAATGGCTAAGAATATATTGGACCAAATACTTTCTGACAAATCAAAAGTTGTCCACAAGAACGAGGAAGATAAAATACTAAAGCCTTTGTTAACAGAAATAGATTATATTTTTGATGAAGGAATTAAGTCTTTCGTAAGATCAATTCTCTTAAGATCAAAAAGTATTTGGGTAATTCCTTCTAGTTTTTCTGGAAAGTATCATCCAATGGATGAGCACAACGAAGGTGGTAATCTACTGCACACTCAGAGAGTTGTGCGTGCCGCAAAATTAATGTGTGAGTCATACTCTTTAGGCAGAGAAGATACTGACATAGTTCTAGCTGCTTGCTTGTTGCATGACGTAACAAAAGGTATAATGGTTGATGGAGAAGATTCTTTTCATTATGACCCCATGCATCCTTACACTGTTGGCAGATTAGTTAAGAAGTGTCAAGAAGATGATGTGAAGTTTGCTTCTGAGTCACAGTCTTCTACTGTATTTTTATCAGAAGATATTGTTCAGTCAATACTTAGATTGGTACGTTGTCATTTAGGACCATGGTCACCAGTGCCAGAAACTATACCCATTACTTATATGGACATGATAGTACACATGGCAGATAATATTGCCTCTAAGCTACACTACATAGTTGATGGAGAAAATGTAATTGAGAAAAGATGGATTCTAAATAATGATGAATGAACAGGATGAAAGACTTCTAAAAAGATTTACTGCCATTAAAAAGATGGAATATTTCATAGAAGAATCTGTATACTATAGAACTCACTCTGAAGATATATCAATATTAAATAGAAAAATACTCTGGAATCCTGAATCGAATATCAACTCAACAAGATTATATGAAGATAGAAGCTGAAGAAAATAAATTTTTATCACAATGGAAACATTATGAGGTAGCACGATTCGTGCCAAACTTAAATAGGGTAATAAGAGACAAAAAGAATAACATGCCACTAATGTTATTAGAACATGAAGTTATTGATTACTCAAAAGCAAATGACAATACAGGAATATATACATCCGTTTTTGCGTACAACTCAACAGATATAGATTCTGCAGTTAGATTTGGCCCTCTTTATTTTGACCTAGATAGCTCCGACTTAGAGCTCGCTAAAGAAGATACGATTAAATTGTATGAAGAACTCAGTAAATATATTCCGAGTGAATCAATTTTAGTTTTTTTTACTGGCAAAAAGGGTTTTCATATTGAGTGTGAGCCTATAGCAATTGGAATTAATCCCAGTAATGATCTAGCTAAAATATATAGATATATAGCAAATGACATAAAAAATAAAC